GAGCTTCGATAAGCATTTCGACAAATTTTAAGGAGGATAAATTCATGGCAAACAGTAAGGAACTGACCGAACAGGTCATGGAACTGCATAAGAAGCAGACCGAAGAAATGAAAGCTCTCGAAGAACAGCGTGAGGAAGCTCTCAAGGTTGAGAAGTACGATGAAGCCGCTGTCGAGCTTCACAATATGTACAACAGCTATATCAAGGCTGGTTTCACCGAGGAACAAGCATGGAAGTTGACGGAAATCGTCTTCGCCAACAGTACGAAAAAAGGAATTTTTTAAGGAGGACACTACAATGGCAAGAATCCCTATGACGAGCGGTTTTGTAATTATCCCGGAGGGAGAATACGTTTTCCGCATTTATGACGCAACCTATGACGAGGATTTCGGTCGTATCGAAATCAAGCTGGTAAACGCACAGGGCGCAACCCACACCGAGCGTTTTTCTATCAAGGATAAGAATGACGAGTACAACGAAAAGGCTCTGAACGCTTTCTCCTACTTCGCTAAGACGGCTATGAATGACTACACGATGGAGGACATTGACCCGGAACAGCTTATCAATCACTACATTCGTGCAGAGGTTGTTCACACCAAAGTTCCGAGCAACAAAGACCCAAACAAGGAAGTCACTTTCGCAAACCTCGGGGACAAGTCTCCGGCAGATGGTTTCGACACCGAGCCTGTCGCTCGTGCGCTCACTCTCGGCAGTGGTAACAATGCCGCTCCGAAAGCCGCACCTAAGACACAGACTGCTTCCGCTCCGGCTAAGACTGGACTGGATATTGACGCACTGTTGGGTTAAGCAATCAGCCGGGAGGGGCAAGCTCCTCTCCCGGATTTTTAATAGGAGGTGTCGCATGACAGATAATGTCAATCACCCGGCACATTATGAGACCGGGAAATTCGAGTGCATTGAGGTAATGCTCGAGACACAGGGCGTGGAAGCTGTTCTGAATTTTTGTCAGTGCAATGCTTTCAAGTATCTGTATCGTGCCAAGCGGAAGAATGGTCTCGAGGACATGAAGAAAGCCGTTTGGTATCTGAACAAATATATCGAATTGAAGGAGGGTCATAACTATGACGAAACGACAGTTGGTGAAATGGCTGGAAGCCAAACAGAGTGACGCAAAGGCAGAGGTCGAAATCCAGTACGCAACGGCTGAAAAAGCCTATTTTGCACAGAGAGACGAAGCTCTGAAAATCAATGAAACTGTGGACGAGGTGTTCCGTTTGATTTCGGAAGCTGATACGGTGGCGAACCGCTGGAAAGAAGCTCTCGAGAAGGATGAAGGGATTGATACTACCTGTGGTTGGTACACCTCTTTGACAACGAAGCTCTCTGATTTGTCTGATAAAGAGAACATTCGTATGTACATTATGAAGGATTTCACGGACGGTACTGACGCTCTCCGTCAGTTGAAAGCAAAGCGTTCCGAAACCCTTCGTGAAATTGAGAAGAACTATATCAATGTGATTGCGAATGTGGAATCCATGAAGAACGCAAAGACGGCGGTTGAGTATCTTGAGAAGCTGGGGTTCGACCTGTCCGCTCTGATTGAAGCTGACAATCACCCTGTTACTACCGCACTCACTGTGGAGGTAGATACCAAGTTTCTGTTTATCGGAGGTGAAAAGAAATGACAATCAATGAGTATCAGACCGAAGCTCTCCGCACTGCGGCTGGCATGAACCACCCGAACAATGACGAGATTCTTCTCAACGGCGTTATGGGTCTCTGTGGTGAATCCGGCGAGTGTGTGGACATGGTTAAGAAGTACCGCTTCCAAGGTCACGAGCTGGACAAAGCTCACCTCGCAAAAGAGCTGGGCGATGTGGCGTGGTATCTCGCAGTTACCGCCCACGCTATCGGCTACGACCTCGAGACGGTGTTGCAGATGAACGTAGACAAGCTCCGCAACCGTTACCCGAATGGGTTCGAGAAAGAGCGCAGTCTTCACAGACAGGAGGGTGACGTATGACACTGGCAGAACGTATTGAGAAGTTCAATAACCTCATGGGTGACATTGTTCCCCCGGAGGTCAAGAAAGACCTGTTGGAGAAGGGATTCTTCACCGCTCCGGCAAGCACTAAGTATCACGGTAATTATGAGGGTGGTTTGTTCGACCACAGCTACATGGTAGCTCACTACCTCAAGAAGCTCACGGAGGAGTGCCGTCTTGACTGGCAGAACCCTCGCTCACCTCTGCTGGTTGGTATGTTCCACGACCTCTGTAAGATGGACAACTACCAGCACCCGGTCATTGCCGAAACTCTCGGCGGCGAGGAAATCAGAGACGATTCCAAGTGGGAATACGCTATGGACACTCTGCTCAAGGGTCACGGTGATAAGTCGGTTATTGTGCTGGCACAGTATTTCAAGCTCACCGAGGAGGAAATCATGTGTATTCGCTATCACATGGGAGCTTTCTGCGATAAGTCCGAGTGGAACGATTATACACGAGCTGTGCATAAATATACAAATGTTCTGTGGACGCACCAAGCAGATATGCTCGCTTCTCATGTAGAGGGGGTGTGATGTATGAACGCAAGAATCCCGAATTTGGAGCTGTTGCTCTATAAGGCACAACAGGCTCTCGCCCATGACCCGGACTTCGTTCAGAAGATTGCCGAAATGAAGCAGTCCAAGAACTATAACAAAGTATACCTCGATTTTGACATTGACTGCTTTCCGCAGATTTGGGGTAGTACCTGTACCGGGTTCGATGTGACCGAGACTGGCGAGCCTGTCATGGCTGGGTCGGCTATGACGAAGGAATACACCACGGTCATTCACGAACAGACCACAGATACCTACTGTGTGTTCTTCGGAGACCGCCCTTGCTACAAGGTGGATAACCCGACCAACGAGTTCAGACAGGACTTGATGAAGCGTCAGATGGCGAGCCTGTCTCGAGCCAAGAAACGCTACTAAGGAGGTGTGAGCATGATTAAGTTTGAGAAAGCCGAGGTATGGGGCTGGGAACACGCTATCCGGGGAATGAGAAATCCCCTCAATAGCTGGGAACGCTCCGACAGCTACCCGGCGGTTGACTGCGGAAAGTGTGGAATCATCGACCGAGAAGGTATCTGTCACCCGAAGGAGCATGACTGTACTCCGTATGAGTGCTACGCAATCGGTGACAATGATAAAGACCTTATGACCCGGCTCATTCGTGGCGGCGCACCTCACCGTAAGTTCCTTCGTCAGATTTTCGTATCGGTGGATATTACCGCTCCTCTCTACTGGTGGAAGGAGTTCGATACATACAAGGTCGGCACGACAGCTAATAGCTGTTCCACCATGCACAAGATACAGGCAAAGGAGTTCACCTTCGAGGACTTCTCCTGTGAGCATTTGGACGAGCCGAGCAAGGCGATTCTCGGTGTTGTGATTAACGAGCTTAACAACAATCGTGGCTGGTACAACGATTACAACAGGCTCGTAAGCGAGGGTGATTTCACCGATGTAGAGCGCAAGCAGTTTTGGTGGAATATGATTCAGCTTTTGCCCTCCTCTTTCAATCAGAAGCGAACGGTTACTATGACCTACGAAAACCTTCTGAATATGCTGGAATATCGCAGAGGTCACAAGCTGGACGAGTGGCGTATGTTCTGCGATTGGATTCTCACCCTCCCTTATGGTTCGCTCTTGAAGGAAGGTGTGGGTAATGAACAGAGCTGAACGGCGTAGGCAGAAGAAAGCCGGAATAAAGGTACAGAAAGAACCCACTCTGAATCTGAAAGTCAGTGATTTCGACCACATGGTCTCTCATGCGGAGAAGTCAGCCAAGGAAAGAGCGACAGCGGCGGCAATTCACGAAATCGACCAACAGATTCTTGAGCATGACGAAGCCTATTCTCTCGACATTGACGCAATGGTGCTGTGGACGCTTCATGTTTACCTCGGGTTCGGTAAGAAGCGTCTCGAGAGATTCTACCGGGATATGTTGAAGGAACACATTCACATGAGGGAGGTCTACGAAATGGACGATACCTACCCGGAACGCTACAAACTCAAGGAGCTTTGCAATGTCGATGTGGAAGCTCTGAATAACGAATTTAAGGAGGTTATACACAATGTATAAATTGAAGAACGTCAATGGCAGAGTGAACGCTATGCTCCGTACCGGGAAGGACTTCGTAAAGAACAACCTCTCCGTGTCTGCGGCACAGCATATCATTGACACTGGTAAGCTGGTGGAATCTGACAACCCGGACTACCCTATCTGCATTGATAACCAGTGGTATTTCGAGGGTGTCGAAGTCAAAAAGACAGCGAAGAAAGCCCAGTTGAGTTCCATGTATGGGGAAATGAAGGAGGGTAAGTAAATGAGCCGAACTTTCTACTCCGAGTATGTGAATCATTGTCTGCGATTCTATGCTCGACACGACAGACCGAAGTTCCACTCGGAAGCAGACAAGCATAACTGGGCGGCGTGTGACAGCGCACTCAAGTCGTTCTCCGATAATGACCGAGCAATGCTCCTGTATATCTATCGTGAGGGCGATACCGTCCCGGACAATATCTATCAGTTGGCGAAGTCCAAAGGTATCTCACAGGACAGCATTTGGAAGCTCGTAAATGAGCTGGAAAGAAAGGTGGCAAAGCGGCGTGGTTTACTATGACAATATTCCCGAGGAATTAAAGAAACTCGACCAGTGGGTGTGTGCGAATGATGGAAGCAAAGTCCCTATGAAAGCATGGGAGAACGAAGCCGCTTCCTCAACCAACCCGGAAACATGGTCTGATTTCGAGACTGCTCTCGAATCGTACAACCAGCACTATTACGACTACTGCGGTTTCGTATTTGCGGACAATGGGTATGTCGGGATTGATATTGACGAAGGGTACGATGAAGACGGTCTTATGAGTATCCTCGGGGCTGATATTGTCGGTAAGTGCCACAGCTATACGGAGAAATCCCGGAGTGGGCGTGGATTCCATATCCTACTCCGTGGAACTCTCCCCTTCAAAGGCAAGAACAATCTTGCTGGTGTGGAGATTTACAAGGCGGCTCGCTACTTCATTATGACTGGGAACACCCTTCTCTACCGAGAAATCATCGAGAACCAAGAAGCGATTGATTATGTTGTGGAGAAATACTTCCCGGAAGCTCGAGAGACCTCCGATAAGGTGGTTGTTGGGCGAGACAAGATATACGCCCCGGTATGGGAAGAACCTGTCGTGAATGGGCGTGTAAAGCTCCGTCCAGTATATCCAAGAATCCCGGACGGAAGCCGCAATATCTGTCTCACCTCCCTCGCTGGTATGCTCCACAATCAAGGCTACTCCAAGTCACAGATTTACGAGGAGCTGTTGTACGCCAATACGGTTGCCTGTGACCCACCTCTCGACCGAAATGAGTTGCGAACTATCTGCAACAGCGTCACGAGGTACAAGCGATGAAGATTAAGTGCTGTAAGGACTGCGTTGCTCCGAAGCGACACCCCGGCTGTCACGGTGTATGTCCCGAGTACCTATACGAAAAGGCACTGTGGGAGGAAGAAAAGAAAGTCATTCGTGAGGAACATAGGCGATTCAGTGAACTATATGAGCAACGCTCCGAGGGTGTGCGAAAAGCATTAAAACACAGAAGACGATAACTTGCACAGAAAAGATAAAAATTTATCTTTTAAGTATTGACATTCAATCTTGTATGTGTTATCTTATAATCACAGCAAGACAAAAACTTATCCAATAAAGATTAAGGAGGATTTTATCATGGAAGTTATGAGAAACATGACTATTGACACTGAACTGTTTGAACTGGGAGACATTATCTCCTTCACACTAACCACAGGGGAAAAGGTTAAGGCGAAAGCCATTCGTGAGACACCGAACGGTATGCTTTTCATCACCGTTGACTGTCTCAAGGACGAGCAGAAAATGTTCGAGAATCCCGGCAGAGCCGAAAAGGTTGACTACGAACATTCCGACCTTCGCAAGAAGCTGAACGGAGAAATCTTCGAGAGCTTCCCGGAGGAAATCAAGGGTCGCATGGTTGGTATGCGAGTAGGTCAGACGAACTGCTTTGATATGCTCCGTATTCCTACCGAGCGTGAAATCTTCGGAGAGAACCCTTACGGTAAGGACGAGCCTGTATCTGTTAGACGCTTCTACGGCATGGAGAACCGCCGTGAGCGTATCGCTTTCCAAGGCTCGGAGACAGGTACATGGGAATGGTACTGGTTGCAGAATAAGGTTGAGGATTCCGCTTCCGGTTTCGCCCTTGTCAACAGCGACGGTGATGCGGACTGCGACGGCGCTTCCACTTCTCTTGGCGTTCGCCCGGTCTTTCTCTTATCCTAAAATCTCGCCCCCTTGTGGGGCGAGTTCAATAAAGAACGGAGGTGAATGTCGTGCAGACAAGATGTGAAAACTGTAAGAAAAGATGTGTCTGCCACGCTTGCCCTCTACATAATCAATGCCGCTACGCTTTGAGGTGCAAATCCTCAAAGTGTTACTGCGGAAAACATAGGAGGTTATCAGAAAATGGAACAGAACAAAATCTGTCCTCTCCTCACGACTAACACTGTCGTAGACGAGAATAACACCGTGAAAATTGGCACACAGCCTGTTTTCTGCGTAACCGAGCAGTGTTCGTGGTGGTTGGAGGACAAACAGAAATGTGCAATCGCAGTTATGGGAGGTAAGAAATAATGGCATATTACATGAATAAGAGCGTCCCGGCGAAGCGAGGAGATATTTTCTACATTTCCAACTCCAAGTGCTACGCCACAGACCCGAGTAATACAGAGGGAAGACCAGCAATCGTTGTCTCCTCTGATAAATTGAATGAACACGCAGATGTTGTCGAGGTGGTCTATCTCACCACAAAGGAAAAGCGTCTCATGCCTACTCATGCGGATGTGCTGTGCAAGATTCCTTCGACCGCTCTGTGTGAGACCATCTACACGGTCAATAAGGACAGGCTGGGCGATTTCGTCCGTACCTGTACCGATAAGGAAATGGAGGGTGTCAATGCTGGAATCCTCTGCTCACTCGGTATTGCCGCTCCTGTGGTCGATGGTGAGCCTGTTGACAACTCTGTAACGGTCGAGAGGAATCTTTACAAGCACCTCTACGAAGACCTTCTCAATAAGGTAATGGCGAGGTGATAAATAATGCAAGAGCTTTTCGAGACACGCAACGGTCGTGTCATTATGGACGAGGACTTATCCTCGAAGATGTATCTGATTAAGCAGTATCACCCCGAGAAAGCAGACGAGACCAGCTCCGGGTTTGAGTGGTCTGAAATGGGTATGGCAAACCTGTTTGGTTTGCTCTACTCTCATGAAGCTCGCTACTGCCCGGAACACAAGAGCTGGTACACCTATCACGAAGGAGCATGGCGTAAGGACGAGGGAGCAATTCTCGTGTCCGAGAAGATTAAAGATTTCGTCCGTCTGATGATTCTCTACTGTGGAGAAATCGAGGACGATGATACCCGAAAGTCCTACACCGGGTTCGTCAATAAGATGGGTGACAGGCGTATGCGAGATAGAATCCTCAAGGACGCAACAGGTGAGCTTCGTATCTCTGCTGTGCAGTTTGACGCAGACCCTTATCTCATTAACTGTCTCAATGGTACATACGACCTTCGAGACTTCTCCTTCCGGGAACATAGCTGGGACGATTTTCTCACCATGCAGACAGCATTTAGCCACACTATCTCCAAGACGGTTAAGTGTAAACGCTGGGAGAAGTTCATTAAAGAGGTCACACAGAATGACGAGGACAAGGCAGACTTCCTTCAAAGAGCTTTGGGTTATTCCATGCTGGGTATGAGCAACGAGGAGTGTATGTTCATTCTCCACGGTAAGACCACTCGTAACGGTAAGTCTACTCTGCTCAACACCATCGAGACTATGCTCGGTGACTATGCCAAGGTTGCCCCGGTCGGTATGATTTGCCGTGGAGACCGTCAGAAGGACGCAGAAGCCGCAAGTCCTACCCTTGCCGGGTTGAAGGGCAAACGCTTCGTCACAATGTCCGAGAGCAACGAATACGGCAAGCTGGACGAGGAGAAAATCAAACAGCTTACAGGTGGTGAGGAAATCTCTGCTCGTGCGCTGTACCAGTCGGCAATCACATTCAAGCCGCAGTTCACCTTATGGCTTTCCTGTAACGACCTTCCGATGGTAACGGACAAGTCCCTGTTCGCTTCCGAGCGTATCAAGGTGGTAGAGTTCAACCGCCACTTCTCCCCGGAGGAACAGGACACTCACCTAAAGGACGAGCTGTGTGAACAGTCCAGCATGAGCGGCATTTTCATGTGGCTGGTGCGTGGGTATATTCACTACAAGGAACGTGGACTTGCAATGAGCGGCAGTCTGAAATCGGTTGTCACCAAGTACGAGCGTGATAACGACCTCGTATTGCAGTTCCTCGAGAACCGCTGTGAGCGTGTCCCGGAGGAAAGTTCACCAACCGTTATCAAGGCGAAAGACCTGTACAACGCTTTCAAGATTTGGGCGAAGTCCGAGGGTGCTTATATCCTGTCGGCTCGTAAGTTCAATTCTGAAATGGAGCGTCACCCGGAGTGGTTTGACAGGAAATCGACATCGAGTGGTTATGCAACCTATTGTGGTCTGAAATTGAAGGAGGTGCTGTAATGAGCAAATATCTCGAAACCCTTCCGCAGTATCACTTTGACAGAGACGATTTCTGTAAAGTGTTCGGAGAAGTTTTCACCGATGATGAAGTCATTGACATTGATGTAATGTGTGGTTATCCACAGAACACAGAGAACTTCCTTCTCTATCGCTGGGAAGACGAGTTCTATATCATTCATCGTGACAGCGGCACAATTATCAACTGGTATAAGCATTTGGGACGAACCAACACCTGTAACAAGGAAGGATTCACCCTCGCTGATTTGAAGGAGCTTCTGCTTCTTCTCAAGGAAGACTTGAAGGAGGAATCGTAATGCAGTTAGCAGAAAAACAGGAGTTGGTACGGCTCTTGAACCTGTACAAAGCTGACCTTCTCATGGACAACGACAACAATATCCGGGAAGCCACAAAGCACTCGGGTAAGAAATGGGAAGGTACTTACAAAACTGGTGTGAAAGCCCAGTACGAACACGCTCGTGTCATTGCCGCAAAGCTGTCGGTAGAAATCGGCAAGTCGGTAAAATCTTACTACGAGCTGTAAAGGAGGACACTGTTATGAATATGGTTTGCAAATGCGGCGGCAAGGAGTTCTTCACCGAGGAACACGGCAATCAGACCGGGCTTTACTGCTCCGCTTGCGGTAAGTGGCAGAAATGGCTCAAGAAGGACGAGATACGACTTTTCAATCACGGTGTCAAGGTGGAGAACGCTTCTTTGCTGGAACGTCTCAAGGCTCGTATCGAGGAAAGCGCAATCAAGGTATCTACCGTCAAAGCTCCGCACACCTACATGAAAGCTGTCGGCACGAGGGAGCTTGAAAAGATTCTCGAGGAGGAGTTGGGAAATGAAGACACGAAATGACATACTTGCCGAATACGTCCGCAGTCGTTACCCCGAGATTGAAAAGACCTTTGACTTTGCCGCCTACTCTGCTGGTGTGGCTCTCAAAGAGTTCGGCAGATGTATCAAGGAAGCGTTCGGAGGTACTGGTAAGGAGGTAGACGATGTTTGCGATTCAGAACATTAAGACCGGGAAGTTTTTGTACGGCACAGACTACCGATACCGCCCTCCTCACCAGCGTACCAGCAATACGAAAATGCTCACTTACAGCTCTATCGCAGAAGCCGCACACGACTTTTGGGTTAAGAGGAAGTGCGGTAAAGATTACAGAATCGTTGTGCTGAAATCGGTGGAGGTTAAGCGAGTGATTGACTACTACGAGAGCAAAAACTTCATTTAACACAAAGCGGATAAGTAATTATCAAAAACGACATTTACCGAACTATCTGAAAAGGATTGAAAAACAATCTTTTCATAAGAACGAGTTATTCTTATTATTACAGTAGTTAAAGTAGCTGTTCTCAAGGTATTGCGTGTAACTTCCTCTATATAGAAAAATCCCTATATATAGAAGTTATACGCAAAAACCGATTTTCAACTACTTCTACTACTGCAATAAGAATAAGAAGAAAGGAGACTGAAATGGATATAGATAAGCTGTTAGCAGACAGTTCCGAGGAGACTGTTGCGACTAAGGAGACTGTTTCCAGCGAGGAGAATGTCGGAACGAAAGCCGTTGCGACTACTGGAAAGAAAGAGACAAAGCCTAAGAAGAAAGGTAAGCCCCGAGGAGGTAATAACTGGTTGAAGCCGGAAAACATCGCTCCGGGGCTTGAAGCTGGTGATAATACGAAGTTCCTCTCTGTCAATATGGCGTTGATGAATATGCCGGACATTGATATGGAGAATCCGTTGGAGGTGCAACAGCGACTTTCCGACTATTTTGCTTTGTATGCACAGTATGACATGAAACCTACGGTTGTAGGTATGGCGATTGCATTGAACGGACACAACAGGCAGTGGCTTTATGCGATTACACATGATGTTGCGACAGGGGGTTCGGGATATAAGACTGCGTTGCCGCCGGAGGTGGCGGTCGTAATAAAAAAAGCGTACTTTTTGCTCGAAAATTTGTGGGAAAACTATATGCAAAGTGGCAAGGTCAACCCGGTAGCTGGTATTTTCCTCGGCAAGAACAACTATGGCTACCAAGACAAGACCGAGTACGTTCTCACACCAAACCAGCAGAACGACAACGACTATTCCGCTGATGAAATCAGAGAACGCTACATTGCAAGCGACCAGCAGAAGCGACTTTCAGCAAGCAACTCTGACGAGGACACGAGCGACTAAGCGACTTTCGCTCACGCTCCGACTTCCCGACTATCAGCCGAGCGACTTTCGACTATCAACTTTCGACTATGAAACTGCTCCGGGATTTCCCGGGGCTTTTTCTATGCAAAAATTCACGGAAATTTTCAGAAAATCAGCCGGACACGGCACTCACCTCTTTACCTCTTTAATGTATTAAAGCAAAATACACCCCGGGCGCCTGTTT